AAGTTTGTAGCATCGGCTAAAATATCTATACCATTTAAAGTGCTACTAAAAGTTATAGCTCCGTCTACTTGTAAAGTAGAAGCCATATCTACGGCTCCGTCTATATCTACTACATCTAAATTAGCTGTACCGTCTACGTCTAAATCGCTTGATACATTTAATGATGATGTTGTTGTTGTACCTGCTAAGTTTAAATCGGTAAAAGCATCAACCATAGCTGCACCAGAACCTGCTCCGTCTGAATAAATAGCTTTCACATGACCATTAGGTATGGTAATACTTGCACCACTACCTTGGGAAATAATTATGTTTTGTGAGCCTGAAGTAGCATTTTCTATAAACCAAAGCTTAGATACGGTATTTGGTCCAATAGTAATAGTACAAGCTGAATCAAGAGTTCCTGTATATTTTAAAAATATTGAACGTCCGGGGTCAGTGGAACCATCAGCTATTGTTGTAGTATGAGTGTCTGCATTTGTTGTTATACCTTCTGTGCCAAAGCTAAATGCTTCAGCGATAAGTTCTAAATTGGTGTTGGTACTTGTTCCCCAAGTTCCTGATTCATCACCAGTTGCTATTTCTTTTAGTCTTAAATCATTTACATAAGTTGCCATGTATTCCTCCGACTTGCTTGATTGTACACTATATTTTTAAAAAAATTAAGCAACTTCTTTCCAATTAGGTGTTTGTGTATCTGTAACATCAGTGTAAGAGGGTGTTTGTGAGGTAGAAACATTACTATAATTAGCAGTTTGTGCATCATCAACTAATCCCCAAACATTAATTTTTTCTGTTTCACCTGTCGCATGAACGCCTTCTGCTACAACAACACAAGGAGCAATTACGGTAATATCACCTATATTTAAAGTTGCACTAATACCTGTTACATTAATATTATTATCTGACGTTACTGTAATAGAACCAAGTTCCGATGTAGCAGACAATCCTGTTGGTAATACAGTAGCTCCTGCAGTAACTGATTCGTCACCTAATGTACCAATAGAACCTGAACCAGAAACTCCTGTAACTGCTGCACCTGCTGTTATAGCATTACCAAGTGCTGATGTTCCTACATTACCTGATGTTGAAATATTTGCTGCAGCTACTACAGTTTCATTCCCTAATCTAGATGTTCCTACATTACCTGATGCTGAAATATTAGCTTCTGCTACTACAGTTTCATCACCTAAAGATGATGTTGCTCCCAGTCCCGTGACGTTAACTAAACCTTTAGCGATTACAGTTTCATCACCTAAAGATGATGTACCAGCATTGCCAGTAACAGAAGTTACAGATGTAGCAACTACGACAACAGAACCTAATCCAGATGTGCCTGCAAATCCTGTTTGTGTTATATTTGCATCACAGATGACTGTTTCAGAACCTAATCCAGATGTGCCTGCAATACCTGTGACACTAACAGTAACATTTATTACAGCAGGCTGACCCCAAGGACCAGTGCCCCACGTGGAACGACCCCAACCAACCGACATTTATTTTAAGCTATTCTTATAATAGCGTTTGATGCATCTGCTGTTGGAAATTGTATTGTAAAATCTCCATTTGTTGAAGTTTTGTCTCCACCAAATGCCAACACTGCTACAGCAGGGTCGCCTGAAGCACTATCATTAAATATTAATGCACCATTTGCAGTTATTGTTGCAGAACTAAAAGTTAAATCTGCAAAATCTGTTAAAGCAGTTGTACCTGATGTTGTAGGTGTTACATTTGTTAATGCTCCACCTTTTGCAGTATAACCAGTTCCACTAACCTCATTACTTGTTGTATATGCAGTTGTGCTTGCATCTAGTGACGCAGAACTTGTATATAAAGCAAGATTAAATGTATTACCACTCGAATTAGTAAAATTGTGTGTAGCTGTCATTAATTCTTTTTTGAATGAAGTACACATCGCTTGTGTTATTGCCATTACAGCCTCCTTATAATATTAGCCATATCTTTATGACCTTGTTTATCTAATAAACCTGCTATTGTGGCTCTATCGCTCATAATAGCTTGTTTTAAATATAATAAAACGACTTGTGTCATATTATCTTTAAATGCTTGTGCCTGTGCTTTAACTTCAGGTGTAGCATTATCGCTAATACTAATTAGTCTTTCCATTATTCTTTCTGTCCAATATTCTGGACTTAAACCTTTGTTTTGGGTTGTCTGTACATTTACATCCCCCATAGTTGTTTTTACATCTACACTAAACATTCATCGCTCCTGGATTAATTTTCGGTTGGTCATTTCTAGCTTCATCCCTTACATTTTTATACTCACCTAGAACCTTCAAAGTTGCTAGAGCCTCTTGAAATTTACTTTCGTATAGGGCTATAGTTTGTGGGTCAGATTTCATAAATACAGCTCCCTCTACTAAACTACCAAATAATATTGCATTAGGTGCATTTTCAGATAACCAACTTTGTCCGCTATCTCCTAGGGTTGTTAAAGAATTAGGTCTATAATAATAATGTAGTTCAACATTGTAATTAGTATTAGGTGTAGGGGCAACTATAAAGGTATTGTCATCGAATTGTGCATAGTAAAGGGGTTTGCCAGTCGTGGCTTGTTGTGGTGTGTAATCTCTAATATATGAGACTTGTTTTAATAATAAATAAGAATATATATTACTGCTATCTATTAATGCTAAACTAAAAGTAGATAGATAATCTGTTGGTGTCGATAAATAAGTATTGTCTTGTGTTAAATTACCTGTTACATTTTTACGAAATACAGGTAATTGTACATTTTTAAGTATTCTTTCTTCAGTGGTTTGTATAAAATTATTTAAATTATTAGTGAAAGTAGTTTCATTATTATCTAAATAATCTTGTATTGCTGTTTTTAATGTGCTATATGTAAATCCTGCCATTATGTTATACTCACTGTTATACTGCCTAAACTTGTGACAGCTCTTATGCCCTCTAGTTTACTACCAATAGGGTCACTTTGAAAAGTCATTCCAGCAGCAGCTTGGTTTGTAGTTTTAACTAAACCTAGTTGCGTTTGAGGTAAGTCTACCTCTGGTCTTGGTTGATGTAAGGCTTCAGCATCAGCAGTAAGCGGTGGTGGGTCTAATTGTGGATGTTTTGGTTCATAACACTCTCGGCACACTTTAGAATTATCATAAGTCATCCTTGCATCTTTATATTTATAACGAAAACCACATACGTCACAAATAAAATATGCGAATTTTCCAGAAGCGTAAGACATCAGATATATTGCCTTTTAGGAACTATTTTAAGTGGTGACCTATCTTCATCGTATTTGATAGCGTTTAATAAATCTTGTTCATACTGTTGTTTCAATATAGGTAGCTTTTGTGTATTCTTTTTTAAACATAAGTAATAAGCCAAGCCAGAGGTTAAACAAGGTAAAAATCTATTAGGCACATCTATATCTTGGTCTGAAGCATTTATATCTTCTATAGTTCTCCATACATAGTAAACCAGTTTGTCAGTTGAGTTCTCTGGTGTTGGATAAAGATGTATTTTTGGTGTAGTTAATCTTTCTAACCAATATTGTGTTGGTCTTGCCTCTGTTAGTTTATTAGGTATACCAACATATTCGTTTCTGTCCATCCTACTTAGACTATGGTCTGTAATAACATTATTTACAGTTCTTTCTATATACGCATCTAAAATATCTATATCAAAAGAATTTATATTATATTCATTTGTGCTTTTAGTAAGCGTAAGCTCAACTTTAGCAACTTCCCACATTTGTATGCCTCTGTTATTCCAGTCAGCAAACATAATATTTAAAGAGCGTCTTGCAGTTACTGCATCATAAGACGTACGAGCTTCCAAACCTGCAAGTTCGTACGCCTCTTCGATTGCGTTAGCTACATTAACTGAAAAAGCTCTTGTACCTGATGTAGCCATATTAATTATAATAAGCTACAAAAAAGTCACAATTAGCCAATACAACGTATGCACCAGTTCCAAACTTTACACCATCATTAGGTATGTAGTGGTCGAAACTTTCGTTAGCTGCTGAACCGAACTTAAAATGTATTAATAGTTTAGTGTCTGTTGCACTTGTACCATCATATATTTTAATTTCACCGTCTGCAGCACTTGCCTGTGCTTGTATCGATTGGATTCTAATAGGTCCTAGGTTAGTTGCAGTGCCTGCATCTGCACCTATAAAACCTTGAAGCTGTCCAGTTGAAGTCAAAGCCTTAGACGCTTTTACATCTGATGAACTCATAGTGACCTCCTATTATGCGTCAGCAAATGGTGTAACTATAGTACCTGAGCCTAAAATTATTCCTTCTACTGCATATTTTGCAGATGCTATAGCAGTTACTTTTACAATACTACCTGCAAGACCACCTTTAGTAGAACCATTCATAGTAATAACATCATTAGATGCACCAGATATAAATGTTTTTCCTGTAGCGTCATCTTTACCAGTGTAAAGCCCACCGACAAACTTATCAGTTCCGTCTGTTAAAATATCCATATCTGTTGCTGCAGTTTCTACTACAAAGAAGAAAGATGCACCTAAATTATTTAATTGATTTGGGTCGCTATTATCTCCAGGGTCAGTAGTAACAATACTTGGTAAAGTAAATTTACCATCAGCGTCATTACATGTTAATATTTTACCTGAGTGTGACTCAACTGATAAAGTAGTATCTGCTGTTAAACTAACAACTACTGCATTACCTGCTGATATAAATCCCGCTAAAGATTTTACGGGACCTGAGAATGTACTCTTTGCCATATTAAGTCTCCTTAATAAATCTACCGTCTTGGCTTGTCTGCTAGGTCAGTCGATAGATTGTTTATATTACCTAGAATCTTGTCATTCTATATTATTCGAAACAAAAAAGAAAGGGGACCGAAGTCCCCTTAAAAAACAAGTTAGCTTGTTTACGCTCCAGGAGAGCCAAAAATACCTCTCCAATCACTAAAACCAAAACTATAACGTTCTCTAGCTTTATATCTAACATTACCTGTTTCGAAATCACCTTCCATGCTTGTTTGCACTGGTGTTCTAACAAAATGCTTCAATCCGTTAGGAACATCTGTTTTGATAAAGAATGCGTCTGTATCAGTAAGATAGTTGTTAACAACGTAACCTTGTGGGACCATACCCATATTTCTGATTGCGTTAATATCATTATCTGATGTCTGCACACGTCCAGGAGACTCCATAAGTCTATCAGCAACAAATTGTAATGCTGGTGGAATTATGAGTTTAGTTGCTTGTGCGTTGATTTTTAAACCTCTTTCATCTTTGAAATCAGCGATATCTATCAATGATTGCTCTAATGAAGTTTCGTTTAAGTCCGCTGCTGTTGACAATTCATTTCTTAAATCAATGTTGCCTACAGTAGGGTGGTCTGTCGCACACAACTCTTTTCCATCTCCTCCTACAAAGGATGAATTAAAAGCGTTGTTTAAAACATTAGCTGCTTTAACTTGCTTTGTTGTATTCATCGACCTTGCTAAAGCTCTTGTATATCTTGAAGAAAGTGTATCGTAGAGATTATCTTCGATAGCTTCTTCTGTCAATGCAAAAGCCAAGGCTATGGTTTCGTGTGTATATCTTGATGTAAACGATTCCTGTGCAGTATCATAAACAACAGCTGCTCCTTCACCTTTAATAGGTGCTTCGCCAAAACCAGAAAGCATAACTTCTTCTTCAAAAGCTCTTTCAGAACTTTCTGTGTCGAAGATTTCTTCATGTTGGTTTTCGTAGCTGTCGTATTCTAATCCAAAGAGAGCATGTAAGCCAGGAACAAGTTCTTTTACAAGTTGTGCTCTGTTAATTGCCATTATCTACTCCTATACTATACTGCGAAAGTGTTTGTTGGGAACGTGAAATACGCTCTAGCATTAGCACCTATTTCATTACTAGGATTTAATGCAAAGCCTACACACAAAGCTACACCACTAGATGTTGTAGCTGTAACTCCTTCTTTTGACCTGCCAGTAACAGTGCTACCTGCAGTTGTTGAAAGAGTGTACTTATCGCCGATGAAACTTACTGCAGGTGTTCCTGCTGTAAATTGTGCTTCATATACAATTCCAGGGTCATTGTATACTAATGCAATAGCGTCATCAGTTCCTTGTGTTGCGGTTCCGCCTGTCCACACTTTAGAAAACGTAGGTGTACCATCAGTTGCTGTGAAAAATACCCCGTAAAATACGCCTATAGGTGTACCAGTCGCCGTGCCTTGAATTACGTAACCACTAGATAGATTAACAACGTCTCCACTAAATATCGAAGTCGAAGTTCCACTAGCAATCCTCATTCTTGCAGGACGAATAATACCACCATACATATGATACGCAGGGGTAAATCCGTCAGGGGCGTTTGTATTAGCCATTTTTTACTCCTATGTTTATATAGTTATTAATATTAATCGTCGAAATTATTCGTTAGAATTATTCCTACTACCAAATTCAACCTTAGAAGTCCTTTTAATATCACTTTTATTTAAAGGCATTCTAGGGTCACTTTCTCGCATAAGATTCTGGTCAACACCGTCGATTGCAGTCTTTGCCTGCTGCGTAAAATAATCATTTCTTGATTTTGCGGTTTCCTCAGGTACTTTTGCGAGTATTAGTCCTCCAACACCAATTACTCCTTTATTTCTTCCGTGGTCAATACTTGGGGCTTCAAAGTCAGGGTAATCCTCTGCTCTTACAGGCTCATAACCTTCTCTAATACGTTTAGACATATTAGATTTATCATCGTTACCTCTAGTTGCTTCACGAATCCACCTGAATTTATATCCAGGAGGTGGGGTGGGTGCATCCAACATGGATGGGGGTGTCCAAGGTTTACTGCGAGTTTGAGAGTCTCGTGTCTCTGCAGACCTAGAGTTTCTGTCTGTTACGACTTCTGTATTGTTTATATCAT